GCCAATTAAGGATTATAATAAAGCATTAAGTAAGTGCCAATCATATTTACAGAAAGGTATTTGTTCTTGGATGGTTTATTACGATGGATAATAAAGGGCCTTTTGGTTCTGGAATAGCAGAAGAATTTGAGATTGGTGACATTGTTGAATGGTCTAAATGGGACATCGATTTAGAGGAGTGGGTGTCCAGCTATGGCATACTTGTCTCAATGGAAAATAAAGTTGTAGCTGATCGATTGATTTCAATATCCACTATTAAGCCTTTAAACGAAAAAGATAATAAATTATTAGAATTATTTACAATATATTTAAAACGAGTGATTACATAATCTTGACAACTAATTAATCTAAACCGGTTATATTATGGATGATACACTTAAAAGTCTAATAAAGCAGTTTATGCCTTTTGCTCAAAAACAGATTGGTTTTGAAAATCCCCCTAGATTATTTTTAAGAAGAGACGGTCAGAATGCAAAAAATCCGCTTGGTAAGACTGCATTCTACGACCCTAACAACATGTCTGTGACACTTTACATATCAGGCCGGCATCCAAAAGATATTCTTAGGTCACTTGGTCATGAGCTAGTTCATCATAAACAAAATTGTGATGGCAAATTCAGCGATTCAGATGATATGGGCCCCGGTTATGCTCAGAAAGATCCTCACTTAAGACAAATGGAACAAGAGGCAAATCGCGATGGAAGTATGTGTTTAAGGGATTTTGAAGATATGTTAAAGAAAGAAAACACTATTTATTACGAACATCTACAAAAAGGAGATAATAAGATGTCTACAAAAGATTGGAAAAACGAAGAGATTCGTAGCCTTTTAGCGGAAGCTTGGGGCTTTAAATTTAATACATTACAGGAATTTGAGGAATTCAATGGACAAGGTGAATTACAAGCAGAGGGTGAAGAAGAAGTTACCGAAGAAGCTGTTGAAGAAAGCACTGAGGAAACTGTTGAAGAATCCGCCGATGAATCAGTAGAAGAATTGGCTAGAGCAACTGGTGGTCATGGTGCACACAGAGATAGAATGAAGGCTCGCAAAGATGCAGCTAGAGATCGTCGCGAAGATGACGATAGAAGAAAAGATAAAGACAAAGTGGATGAGGCAGATCACGGTGAAGACGATGACACGGTTGAAGAGTCTGATACTGCTAATGAATTGACCGAAGCAATTGCTGCGGTTCTTCGCAAGCATTTACGAGGCTAATCAAATGTTAGGTAAATACAAAAGTTGAGCTTAAAAAAAGTCGCAACAAATTTATCAAAAAATTATTACTATTATATTCACAAGAGGAACAACCAATGTCATTAGACAAAGCATGGAGAGATTTCTTAACCGAGAGTGTTGATGAAAAAAACATCTATACATATATTCAAGGTCTCCAAGAAATAATTTCCAATCTTAAACCTAGAACTGTAACAGAAAAAAGAAGGTTGCAGCTAGCAAAACAACATCTTAGAGAAGTTAGGAGATTTGCCCGTAAATTGGATAATCGCATTGGTGTTCTTGAGGAAAAATTAACAATTTTAGAAGAGTCTACTGGAGATTAAAAAAATGGCGAAAGCTAATACTCACCTTACTCATCTTGAAGAATTGGTTCTAACACAGGGAGCGGATGGCTATAAAATGGCCAGAGGCTTCCTTTTAGAGCTTTTAAAGTCTTTGAAGGGCAACACCAGCACTAAGATTCAAACATCCGTCAAATGGGACGGTGCACCTGCTATATTTGCTGGAATTAATCCAGAGAATGGCAAGTTCTTTGTTGGTACTAAATCTATCTTTAATAAAATACCAAAGATTAATTATACGAAAGATGATATAGTAAAAAACCATGGTCATGCACCCGGGCTTGTTGACAAACTTACCAAAGCTTTGGAATATTTGCCGGCATTAAACATTAAAAACATTCTGCAGGGTGATTTCATGTTCGATGATGAAATGATCAGAAGGGCTGAAATTGATGGTGTACCTCACTATAAATTTAAGCCAAACACAATTGTGTATGCAGTGCCTGTTGATTCAAAACTCGGTCAAGAAATAGAACAAGCTAAGTTTGGTATTGTTTTTCACACAACATATGAAAGCTTGGACAGTGGTGCTAGTTTTGGAGCAGATGTATCATCGCTTCGTAGGGCACCCGGGGTTTGGTTTGACGATGCCTTCTTCACCGATGATACTGGTGTTGTAACATTAACAGATGATGAAGAAGCACAAATTATTAGCTTGGTTAAACAAGCAGATACTGTTAATGGACAGATAGATTATGATAATTTACCATTCTCTTTATTAAATATTTATATTAATAGTGAGATCAAAGCTGGCAGCTTTCTTGATGACCCGGAAAAGTCGTTTGAGGGATTCAACAATTGGTATTCACAAAGAGTTCAAAAAAAGATAGATAAACTTAAAAGCGATAGAGGCAAGGAGTCAGCGAGTCAAAATGCCCAACAAATGTTACAATCTTTTGCCGACAAGAAAAACGATATAGTCAACATTTTTAAGGTTAGTCGCTTGCTATTTGAAGCCAAAAACATTTTCATCCAAAAATATAACAATGCTGTTTATAACACTAAACACTTCGTTGATAACGGGTCAGGTGACTTAGTTGCTAGTAATCCAGAAGGTTATGTAGCAGTCGATCACAAAGGTAACGGAATCAAGTTTGTTGATCGTCTAGAATTTAGTAGAGCCAACTTCGCTGTTGATAAAGGTGGCAAATTTACTGGCGAGGTCAACGAACAAGAAGAAGACGAATTTGATATCGATAATGAAGACGATGATCCAGTAGTAGATACAGATTATGCAAAGACAGTGGCTGTTGTTCCCGGTGCTTTTAAACCGCCACATCTTGGACATTTGGATATGGTGCAAAAATATGCCGGCATGGCTGATGAAGTTATTGTCATAATATCAAAGCCCACAAAGCAGGCTAGAACTTTACCAAATGGACGAGAAGTTACCGCACAGGACTCTCTCAAAATATGGAATACATTTGTTTCTGATTTGCCGAATGTAGAAGTAAGTGTTTCAAAAAACCATGCTTCACCAATTAATGCTGCATACGAATATGTTGGTGAGGAGGGTCCTGTTAATATTGGTGACACTGTTATATTAGGTGCTAGCACTAAAGATGACGACTGGAAGCGATGGACAGGTGCTGAAAAATATGTTAAAGACGGTGTAAACTTAATACCACCAGAACAATCAGCAGTTGTGCCAACAGAACGACCAGATGGAACACCATTTAGTGCAACAGATTTTCGTAGTGCACTTGGAAATCCAGAAAATAAATCAGAGATAGCTGAATTTGTCGGTGATGAAAATGTAGATGCTGTATTAAATATACTTGGACTGTCAAATATGGGTGAGATGTCATCTATGTCTGGAGGGGCAGTAGCAGGATACTCAGCCCCTTTGGGATATGGGTCGGCTAAACGACCCAAAAAGAAAAAGAAAACAAATGAATATATGGATTTAAGTTTGATTGATGAAGTTATCGAACTAATTATGAAAAGAGGCATTACCCAATGAACCCAAATGAAGAGAAAACTCTCAGAGAAAGTATAAGACTTGCGATTCGTGCTGTCAAGCATAAACGTCAAAATATTGTAAATGAACAAGAGCAAAAATTACGGGAGATAATTCGTAGCTTTATGACACTGGAAGAAGCTCAAATTAAAGAGGGCACTCCAGATGTTGATCCGACCCCTAATAAATCTACCGGCATTAATGTATTAGAACAATTGCTTAAGAAAATTGTACCAATTTTAGAAGAAGATTATAAGTCTTTAACAACTAATAAAAATCAAAGAGATTCGTATCGAGCACACATAGTAAATGCTGTTGAGAACTCATTAACACCTGCAATAATGAATAATGAAGCTGGCGATGAAGAAGATGGTGATCTTGAAGAAGTTGTAGATATCAAAGTTGGCGGAGAAATGGATAACGATAAGTTTATCGATATTAGAAGCCCCGCCGAGATAGCTGCAGATTCTGAAGACGATACAGATCCTAGAGATGAATTTGGTAAAAATATTGATGGTGATGAAACTGGTCGAAATATGGCATATGAGTCATACAAAAAAATTGAAACAAATGTAATCGATTCATATGAACTGCTTTCGGATGCTGAAGATCAAGAACTATTTTACGATTACTTAATTGCAAACCTTAAAATGTATTTTAATAAATTTGAAGAAGAATTGTCGCCTGAAGTGCCGGAGCCAACAAATCAAGCTTATGATATGGCTCAAAAAGATAAAGATGTACAGACCCAAGAGCCCGGTGAGGCACCTGAAACTGATGATCTTGAACTTGATATATAATTTTTTAAATAAAATACTTGACAAATTTTAATATTAGGGTTACACTTTGTTTGTGACAATCACTTGCTAGCACTGTGACTATCACATATATAATTTATGAAATTAAATACACTATCAGGTATATCAACTATCACTAAATTAAAAGATCATAATAAAATTAATGATCAGCTATTAACCTGCATTAACAGTTTAAAATTAGAAGAACTGATAGCTATTAAATTAGAATTATCATCACAGCATGTTAATAATAGATTATATGGCCTTGACATATGGCGAAGAACACCTTACATTGTCAGAGATGGAATACTAAAGTTTTCTCTCTCAGTTGCAAAATCAAAAAAGGATGCTGCCAGATTTTTGGGGCTAACATATGTCGAATATATGCGGCATCTTAAAAATTTTAACACTAGAGAATACTTC